AGAAGATTAGAACAGAGAAGAATAAAAGATGCTGATAGACGTTTGGCTCATCAAGAGAAAAGGTTACTTGAACAAAAATCAAATTTAACTGTTGCAGAACCAATTGGTGGACAGAAAGCAGACGTTCAGCCTGTTCCAGAAAGTTCTGCAACTATTCAGAAAACAAATGCACTGAATAAAGAAAATATGACTGCATCAGAAATTTCTAGAGAGTATATGGGTACTGGTGGTAATACAACAGTAGTCAATGCACCAAATAATTCTACTAATGTTACTGGTGGAGGCGGCGGCGCTGTACCTATGCCGGTTGTGATGAGAGACAATAGTTCTGCATCTCAAGCGTCTGTTGTTAATTATTAATGATCGTAGATGTTAGGCCCGTCTTTGACATAGACAGGTTTGCAGTATGCAGTAACCCTGTCTTTTGGGTCTACTCTACTACTATATGAATAATTGCCGTACTGTCTGGGTATTGCTTTCGCGTAATACTGACACACATCAATACTTCTGAAATACATAGGATTGGGCTGAACCTGTCGAAACTCACCTGTTCCTAAAACAACTACCAACATAAATGCGTGTATCATCTCTCACCAAATTCTTTTCTAATTTTCCATTCAGCATCAGCAATTCGTAGTTTTATGTTACGAACAAGTTTTTCTGCTTCTGTCTCTGGTATGTGTGGTGGATTGTATATTTCATTTTCCATCCATGCAAGATAAAACAACATACCAATTAAATATGTTACGATAACAATCAATGCAATTAACATCAGTAACCTCTATTTGCTTTATAATCAACCAACCACCATACACCACCAATAACAACTCCAGCACAAAGAACAATCAAAAGTGCGATTACAATGCCCTCAATGACTTTTTTCTGTCTTTCTTGTTGATCGTATATTGCCTGTTGTCTCTTTTTCCGAATCTCTGCTTCCATACGCAAGAGCTCATCCCATGCGGCGGGCCCTCTTGTCCAAGAAATAAGTTTCTTCAGTTCATCTCTCATATCCTCAGCCTTTTTCTTTGCCATGAACGCTGCCATAGCTTCCTCTTCGACTGAGCCTGCGTTGAATATCTTTTTGAATAGTGGTGGTTTCTTAGCGTATTCGTCTGCCTTTTTCAAGTCAGACATCGCTCCCATCCAGCGGCCGAGGTCTTGGCCCATAGATTCAACATCTCGACCAACCTCAAAACCTTTTTTGATTAAATTGAATGCGCTTGTAGCCGTAGCCAAAGCGGTAATAGGATCTATCATAAGTCTCTCTCTTGTGTTGCTTATGATATATTAATTATGTGGATTACTTCTCAACTCACAATAGTATTTATGCAGTGAATTTTAGTTAGTGATATTAAATTTCAAGTTTGGATGGTCTGGGTAGTTTACCACAACTGGGCCTTCTGGACATTCGTAGTCGATATGTGCAAGTAGAGTTGCTTCACCTAGTGCAACTTTATCTTTGTGGTGTCCTTCTAAAGTAATCTTGTATCCAAACTTATCAATCTTATCGTTTGCAGGGCCAGAGAACTTTGTGATACTTGGTGTTGCTGGGTGGACAATGAATTCACTATCTCTTATTTCCAATCTGAATCCTGTAACCTTGCAGTCATCACGAAACTTCTCTCGTGCAACAATGACTTTGAATTCACCATCGGCAGGGCCATCTGATATTTCAAAATATTCTGGCGCCCATGCAAGGATAGGGTCTTCAATACCCAACTTGTCATAGAGTGTATAACCACCACCAATCAATGCCAGTGATGCAGTCACAACTCCAATACCTTTTGTGATGTTATCTAAATCGAAACTAAACATACCACTATTTATAAAAAAGGGAGACACCATTTCTGATGCCTCCCCACTACTTTTTCTAAGTGTCAGTCTTTTTATGTGGTGTTACGACTCAAAGAGACTTTCTGCACAAAGGACTATCTGACTTACCTTATTCGTTTGCCAACTTCTCAAAGTATGACATTGCGTCATCATCGTCATCATCCACTGATGCCATAGCAGGAGCAGGTTCTGATTTGAAGTTTGGTGTGAATGGAACAACATCCTCTTCTGCAATTGCAGCAGCAGTCTTTGTTGCAACAACAGTTCCAGAAAGAACTGCATCCAAACGAGTTTTCAATTCGTCATACGACTTAAAGTTAGAGGCATCGTTAAACTCTGCAAGAGAATGCTCTGCATTGTAGATTGTCTCCAACTCATCATCAGTTGGTTTTAGTTGAGAGGTTGACTCAAACTCTGACTTATCATAGTTCCAGTAACCATCAACCTTACGAATTTTCAACTTGAAGTTTGCACCTTCCCACAAATCAAATGGATTGATTGGTGTTTCGTCTGCAAATTCAGGCTGCATGGCTTCCATAAGTTTGTCGAAAATCTTCTTACCAAACTTATACAGCATTACCTTACCATTGTTTTCTGGATTCATTGAATCTTCAACAACATAGATGTTGGCATAGTAAGACAGTTTTCTTTTCTGCTTACGAGCAATCTCTTTGTCACTCTCTACACCAGAGTTCCACAGTTGTGAGTTATACTCACTTACAGGGTCTTTCTGATTGAGGGTGGTAAGAGAGTTCTCAATATACCACTGTCCAGTAGGGCCTTGGAATGCATGATTCCATACACGAACCCAAGGCATCTCCTCACCTTTTGGTGCAGGCAGGAATCGGATTACAGCGTAACCGTTGCCTGACTTGTCAACATTAGGTTTCCAGAGCCGTTCGTCCACATAGGACTTCTTTTCGGTTGTAGGGGATTCGTCCTTTTGGACTTGTTGAAGTAGTTTATCCAGAGAGTTCTGGTTTCTTAGAGCTGAAATAGACATATGTTTCTCCTTATGTGTATATGTTTTCGTATGTTTAAGTATTTCACATTATTCATCATTTACTTTATTTATAATACTACATCATCCATCCAAAGTCAAGAACTAAATTCAAATTTTCTTGCTCAATGTATTGAAGGTTGTCGTATTTTTCCCACTCCCCAACAAACTGACAAGTATCATCAGTTCCAAGTGGAGCAGTATTAACTTTATAGAACTTTGTATTAGGATAATCTCTAAAGTTAATTGCGTGTTGATTAATCCAATTTACAGAGGGCGTCACTGCAACATTATCTGATAGATAGTTATCTGTACCCTTGTAAACATTATTAATCAGTCCATTAGGACTACCCAAGTCGAATCCAATCAGATATACTTCATCTGGATTTTCTTCTTCAAGTGCAATTCTTACAGCTGTTGGGCCTGCACTCCAACCGCTATGTTCTTCTGGGATGATATGGACACCATCATTTTCTTCAACCCATGTAATCCATCTATGATGTTTTGATAACAATTCATCAATAGTTTTCTTATCTGAACCTTTGTTTATATGATATTCATAGAGAACTCTCATTTGATTTGGGTCTGTACCATTTAAAACAAATTGAGTTCTGCCTGATTTTGAATTCTGAATAGTAAATCCAGCATCATCAAACATAGTCTGTTCTATCATCATATCATAGGCTTCTGCCGGCAACTTACTCCAAGATTGAAACCAACATTTATTCTCTAATGCATAACCAGAAGTATAAACTTCATGTTGCATTCCACCATCTACACAGACAAGTGCATCTGGGGTAAAATCTCTGTATAAGGCATTACAACCGTATATCCGGCCTTCTTTTTTCAGCGCATCTAAATTAAAAGACTTCCGTGATTCACCGTTACGTAGTACAAATACTTTACTCATATTTGTATTTCGCCTTGTATGCTTGATTCCATTCTTCTGGGGTCGCATCCCAAAGTTTCTTCTTTGGTTTATACAATTTAGTAAAGTCACCTTTGACTACCTTATTGCCTTCACAATCATATTCCCATTCTCTTTTGTCTGGATCAAGTTCCATACTATCTTCAGGCACAATGTCCACATTACCATCAAAATGATAACCATTCGCCTTGAGGAAGTTTTCAAATGCGTCTAACATCTCATCCAAACTAGAATTGTCTCTAACTTGAAACTCAACTCTTTTAGTATGGTATGGATCAAAGATACTATTTTGTTCTTTCTCCGTGTCCTCAAAAATAAATTTATACATTACAATTTCTTCATCAGTGGGAATATTTTAGCAATCTCAATTGCACATTTCTGTGCAACTTCCATATGCTCCTTCTGCGTTCCATTTGCAGAACGCAACTCAATGTAATGAACCCAACTACGCAAAGTTCCGTTCATATACAATCTGGTTTTAGTCAGTCCTTCTGGTAGGACTGCACGAGCCTGTTCTTTTGCAATACCGTTTGCAATCGCCCAATCATATGCTTGTCTTGCCTGCTTGATAACCCCATGTTGTCTACGTTGCCAATCAGTAATCAAATCAACTGTTTTTTGATCCATCTGAATGTTAGGATCATTCTCAATCTCAATTGAGTTCTGTCTATTGGTAGTATCTTGTAAACGACATTCTCTTATAGTGAATGCCTCACCCATAGCAGAAGGTTCTGCATATCGTTGTGAAAATTCTTGAAATGCAAAACTACGGTGGCGCACAATTTGATGTGCAATATCTCTTGTAGTTTCAATCTCTATGCAAGCGCTAGCCATTTCAAGCGGCGACCAGTGCTTGTTTGCAACAAGGTATTTGATGAGTTTTTCGCTCGTCTTGTGACTTGCTTGGTTGGCCGGATTGGAGACACGGGCGCAATAAGATATGAGTTCTTGGACATCGTTACCGACATATAATTCTCCTTCTGGTGGTTGTGAATAACTAATTAGTCTTGCTGTAGTCAGCATTGTATTTACTTCCTTATTCTCTGCCACTTTCATCCTCTTTCTTTTTCAATGAATAACCACCAGCTGGTAGTTCTTCCCATAGTATTGTATCACCTACATCCCAACCGACTTGATCTATCGAGCCAGGTGGAAATTCTATGAATAGTTCTTTTGTCTTACCGTTCTCTTGAACTTCGACCATCCAACTATTCTGTGACATTTGTTTATATTTCATGTTATAACCTTTATAAAAAGTAAGCAGTTTATCTTCATACTTAGGAAGTATATCCTAGTTAAACCGTTTTGGTCTAGGACGATATGTACCACGATTTGCATTTTCAGCAAGTCGCTTACTTAGATCTTGATCACGCTTTACAAGTTCTGCGTTATCAAACTCTAGTGCCTTCACACGAGCATTACTCTCATCAAGTTTTGCACGATAGAAGTCTCGTTCCCTAATCAGCTCTTCCTGTGTCATCAGAAAGTCTCCTTAATCAGTTTGAGAAGTTGCGTTTTGCATTTCTGTTCATCATAGTTCAAAAATGCAGCGTATTTGACGATTAACCGTCTTTGGTCTGGCCATACTAGATCATCTTTTAATTCCTTATCCCATCGTTTCAAATAGTTCAGTAATCCTTGTAGGATTACCATCGTTTCCAAACTAATTCGTTTAGCGAGGAAGTTCTTTAATAATACAGGATGTTGCCCCCTTTGTAAAGAGAAAATTTCATCAAAATGTGATATTTGTGAAAATAATAATGACATATCTGTGATAAAGTTATACGTCAGAGATTGTTTGTTCTTAGACCATTCCAGATAATTTTCTTCTTTGAAATCACCCAACCACCCCTTTGGCGATTTGGCAAAGTTTGCAACAAAATAGTCTAATGTCTTATCATCGTACTTTCTTGCAACACGAGCAAAGAAATATCTATCCTTTCTTTTTAAGAATGACGCCTTTGATGCACGAGTTTTTCCACCATATTGTGTGTAGTCATATTCACTGGTAAAGTGCAACTTGAGACCAAGATACATTTGGTAGGCTTCCCATGCTTCCATTGGAAACTCCTTAAATTGGTAGGGTTGCTACTCTTGGCAAGAAGTTAAGTTCTCTTGCATCAGCTTCTAGTTTTTCTTTGAGAGGTTTTGAAATGAGAGGAGCAACTGCATCGGGCTCCATCTGGTGTTTTGCACAGTAATCCAATACTGCATCCATATAGGTTGTGTTTCCTTGTCCTTGTTTTACGATATCTTCAATCGCAATTGCAAATTTCTTTGGTGTCATCACTGCTAGTTCTTCTAGATTCATTATATACTCCTGTTAAGTGATAGGGGGCAGGGCGCCCCACCCCCCATCGTTATAAAGCAGAGCAATCAAATAAATGATTGTTGCATGGTCTACGATGTATCCATCTACGACCTCTAAGTTGTGTTCCTACTAAGT